AAAATGCGGTGGACAGGTGGGTATAGGATCAGTAAGTTCACCTGATACTTCACTGCACATAAAAACTGCCGCGGCAAAAGTAACACTACAAAGAACAGCAGACGCAAACACACCTGGGATTAGTTTCCAACAATCAGGCGGCAATGTAAGAGCAGAATTAATGATGGACGGTACTTCAGGCACATCAAATACATTGTTTTTTAAAACACATGATGGAGCATCGTTATCAGAAAGATTCAGAGTACAACACACTGGAGCAAAAGTTACAGGCAAATTAGAAGTTGATGAAATTGTTGGTGCTGATTCCTCTGCAATACAAATTAGTAACTTGGACACAAATGTTATTTCGTCAAGTGACTCTTCACAAGTTACTGTGGAAGATGGACTTACGATTAACGGTATTGTGGTGATGATGTCAAATCTTCCTACATCAGATCCAAACAATGCAGGCCAATTGTTTAATGATTCCGGCGTGTTGAAAATTTCAGCAGGTTAAACTTTAACAATTTCTAAAGGTTTCCATCTTTTAAACATCACTCCGTGCACCATAAAGTTGCAGTAGTACTCGAAGTGTTTTTCGATGGGTTTGTATTTTATTTTGTATGTGGCTGGCGCTAGTTCTGACTCGTGTTTAGTATATCCATAAACATCTTGATCTAATTTTACTATTTCTTCTGTTTTGTCATAGGAATGTGTTTGCCTTGCTTTTTGTATTGCTAATAAATCTTTGATGTATTCTTGTGGAATCACAGTGTGCATGAATGTTTCAAATTCTTTAAAAAATTGTTCTCTGCAATCATATCCTATTTCTTGTATTATTCCTTCTGTATCTTTGCCTGGATATAATTTATATGTGTCTTTGGTGTTTACATGATCTTTGACTGGATCAAAATACTTGAACAACATACTTTCTGGTTTATCAACAAAAAACTTAAACAGCAAACGATAAAAATCTCTTAATCTTTTTTGTTCTGTTTTACAATAAAAGTCGCAAACAATGTCAGCAAATCCGTACGATTGAAATACATCAATCAACCAAACCAAGATCAGTGCTTCATTCATATCCTCTTTTTTCATTGTGTTTGTTTCTATTACAACTTCTTCATATTCTTCTGCATATTCACTGTGTTTCATGGCACTTAATACTGTTTTCATTCCATACTTTTTCTGATATTCTGGATCAGCCATTTCAGCACCAGGAAGAATAGTGGTAGGACTAAAATGTGGATATATGTTGTGTTCGATCAAAAATTCTATTTGATCCATGAAACTGTCAAATGTTTGTTTGGGCAATGGAATCATCAACTCGGTGCACATCGGAATATTTCTTTCATCACACATATCTTTAATGTTCATGTATGAGTCATGATCAATGTTTTTCCTTTTGATAGCATCCAACACATCATCGTGCCTGTCTTGAAGACTAAGTGTAAAATGTCTCATCATATGATTGTCTAATAATACTTTAGCAATTTCCAAATGTTCTGGAAAAAATTTTTTACTCAAGGTATAATTTATAGTTCGTGGAAATCCTGTTTCACGTTTTAATTTTGCGGCATATTCGATTATCTCTAAGTCTTTTTTACGTTTAAGTCCGAAGTTTGCATCAGCAATATGTAGATACTCAATCTTGTTTTCACTGAACCAATCAAGTTCCTGTAAAGTTCTACATATGTCCATTTGATGCACTTTACCAAGAGTACCATTTCCCCAATCACAAAATGTGCATGAATATGGACAGCCCCTGTTGGTTTCTGTTACCACATTTAATATTATGTCCGTATCCTTGTATTCTTCTGTGAGTTCATCAAAAAGTCCTGTAGAATAAGGAGAAGGGATATTATCAAGATCAGGAATTCTTTCGGCTTTATTGGCTACAATTTCACCGTTGCTGTCTATAAATCCTATGCCTCGAATATCATGTTTTGGTTTGTCGTTTTTGATGTGAAGCAGTAGGTCTGTGAATGCAAGTTCACCTTCGTGATATATTGCAAAATCAATGTAGGGATGATCTTGTAAAAAGTTTTTGTCTCTAAAAGGCACACTAGGGCCACCAATCACAGTGAGACAATCTGGATACTTTTCTTTGATCATTTCAGCGAGTTTAAGATTGTAGTTGTGATTCCACACATATGAAGACAAACCGATCAATGCAGGATTGTCCAGTCTGTCTATGATCTCTGTGAATTCTTTTTTCTCCAGGAAAAACTTACAATGGAATGATTGGTCAATTTCTGGTATGGTTTTGGCATAACTCCAAATCAAGCCAACGCTATAAGGATAATATAATATCTTTCTAGCACCAGGATAACAAGATGAAAACTGGCATAGATAAATGTTTTGTTTTGACACTATAATTTGACCTCAATTGAACTGGCATCTAATTTGTAGATCTTACGCATGTTGACGCCTACTTGCTGAGCATATTTATGGACATCACATTTGGCACACACATGATGAAAATTATTAGATGCTCTGCTAGGTGTGACTTTGGATTTGTCACGCATGAACTCCTTACCACAGCAGTCACATTTGAAGTGATACACACCGCGTCTGCGTTTGAAATTGTGTACGTTACCCAATTTGGATTCACGTTGATGTAGGTGTATTTCTGTGGTTTCTTTTACAAACATTTACTTTAGGTTTATAAAATTATTTATTAAATAAACATACCAGAGGAGACTAATTATGAGCCAACAAACGATTAACATAGGATCAGCAGCCAATGATGGCACCGGTGATCCGCTAAGAACAGCATTTGATAAAATCAACGACAACTTCAATGAAGTATATGATAAACTAGGCGGAAGCGGTTTATCAAACATCACACTCACAGGATCAACAATCACAAACACGATCACAAACGGGGACTTAACAATTGACGCAAACGGAACAGGCAAAGTTGTGATCGAAGGCGACCTAGTAGTAAACGGAACAAACACACAAATAGAAACAAGCCAACTTTTTGTAGAAGACAACTTTCTAGAACTTAACAGCAACAACTCCTCTGGTGCGGACATTGATGCTGGATTTTATGTCAACAGAGGCTCATCTGATGCGGCATATTTCTTCTGGGACGAAGGCACAGACAAATTTAGAGCTGGCACAGCAGGCACTTCAGATTCTTCAGCAGTGTCATTAAACGCCACAGCAACCATTGTGGCAAACTTTGAGGGCGATTCATTACAGATCAATACCATTGCATCCACAGATTCTACTGTGGTTACGTTCAGTGAAGGAATCAATGTTGAAGGCACTGCACAAGCCAATACACTAGAAACAGACAACATCACATCACGCAGTTCTACTGCTGTAACAGTTGGTGAAGCTTTGATAGTTGATGGCACACTATCAGCAAACACTATCGACGTTGATAGAATAATCAACAGCGACTCGACTGCACTGGAAATTGATGAAGCACTTGCAGTCACAGGTGCTGTGGATATTGGTGGCAATCTCACAGTGAACACAATTAGTTCTCCTGATTCCACAGCAATTCAAATTGACGATGCTGTGAACATATCAGGCACACTAGGCGTTGACACCATTGATACCAACACAATATCATCCAACGACTCTTCAAGAATAACAATCAATGATGGCATCAGTATTGGTGGATCAATTGAATCAACAGACTCAACTGAGGTTACAATCGACGATGCTTTACATGTTGAAGGCCCCACAAGAGTGAACGGCTCAGTCAATCATGCATTCCAAATATTAGAATCAGACACAATTACAGGTGCTGGTGGATCAAATGCAATCGACATCACTGTTGGTGTGTGCTTATTGAACACAGGCAGTGGTACAGCAAGTTTATCCATTGCAGATGGTGTCAATGGACAAGTCATGCATATTGTGATGGTTGTAGCAGGCAACAATGCTATCCTAGATAACACTAACGGCAACTGGAACTCTCAAATATTGTTCAATGCAGTGGGCGAAGCAGCCACTTTACTGTTTGATAGCACCACTGGCAAATGGAACATTGTTGGCGTTCAAGGCGCAACTATATCATAATACCCACTTATTTTTTATTAGGCTGTGTAGTAAATACACAGTCTAATAGAACTCACCAAGCAGTGAGACTTATGCGGTAACGTCCTCCGCGTAGT